TGGGAATCAGTTTTGTGATAGAATTGATTCCCACACTAAATTAATAAGGAGAAATAACATGATAGACAATGTAGAAATAATTAATCACTTACTAGATAGAATCAAAGATTACAAATCAGGTGGTTCTAAAATTACACTACAAGCACATCAATCAGACATCGATACTCTGAATTGGTACAAAAAACATTTAGGTAAAATGGATTCTGAGCAAAGGGTTGCTTAGAATAAACACGAGATGTTAATACAGATGGGTTGTGACATTCCCATCTGTTAAGCAGGAACTAGAATGACAGACAACATAAATCCAAAGCATTACAAACAAGGCAAGATTGAAGTTATAGATTTTATCTTAGACCAAAAGATGGGTTATCTTGAATCCAATATATTGAAATACATTTGTAGATACAAACTTAAAAATGGTTTGGAAGATTTAAAGAAAGCACAATGGTACTTAAATAAATTAATCGAGCAACAAGATGAAACATAATTCAGATTTTAGATACGACTTAGATACAGGAATACTAGGTGAGACAGAATATGGAATGGTTCTTAAAGACTTAATAGATGGCAAACATGAAATCAAATCCGAGCAAGACACTTGGAAAGAGACAGGCAATATGTTTGTCGAATATAAATCTCGTGGTAAAGATAGTGGCATAACAACAACACAAGCTGACCATTGGGTCGTGTCGTTTTACAAAGGCAAAAAACTTTGCTTCACATTATCAGTACCAATCGAGAACATGAAAAAGATTGCTAGAAAGTATTACAACATGGGAAGGAAAACAGAAGGTGGAGATGAGAATACATCTCGTGGAGTATTAGTTCCCATAAGTTCGATTTTATATTTCAACTACTAAGGAGCAAACATGAAAGATAAAATAATAGAGATATATGATGACAATAAAGACCTAATTAAGTCTGTGGTATTTATTTCAATAATAGCTGTATTTTGGGATATTGTGCTATAATTAATTATATTTCTCCGAATATGAGGAGCTAGAATACACCATTTTAGCTCCTTTTTAATGTCTAGGGTACTTTGGTATCACCCAAAAATTAAAGTCGATTACAGCGATTCTGTGCAGGAAAAAGAGATTCCATACAGAGATACCTTGTTAGCATTCCATCCTAAATCGTTTGAATCCATTCTCATGACTGCTTTAGTGTTTGAGTAAGTTACAGCATCATCATCTGACAAAGCTGTTTTAAGTGGTGGCTCAATTTGTAATGTAGCATTGCCTGAGCTATCTGATGTAATGTCAGCTACAATCATGTGAAGTTTAGAAGATGCACCTGAGCCGAATTGTACATAATCTCCTTTTTTAAATTCTGTAGAACTCGCAGTACAACCATCTACCACAACATCGAATGCACCTACACTATGGTCTCCATTAACAGATATAACTGTAGTAGCAGAGCCTTGTATGGTTTTACCATCAGGGTCTCCTAATAAAAATGTTCCAAATCTTCCATTGAGTTGCATTAAAAATGATTGCCATGCTCCTGCATCTGCTCTGTTCATTGGTGGTAATGTAACTGTTGTTTGCCAAACTGAACCTGTGTACTTTGCTACTTGTTGTGCATAAGTGAAAGGTGATTGACTAACTGCAACAGTTCTAATGATTCTCCACTCACTAGTAACAAAGTTACTTGGTGATGTTGGCATGGTTAATGGGTAACTAGCTTCTGCCATAATTATGCTCCGAATGTCCTAGCAAATGCACCACCTCTAGCTCGTGTTTCTGCAACTGCATTAATTGTTTCTTCTTTTATAGCAGGTAGTAAATTCATTACTTCAGCACGAACAGTCGGTACAACACCTGTAGAGAAGTTGATACTTTGATTGACTGTGACATTGTTACCTAAATCTTGATTTGCCACAACATTACCTGCTGTTCTTGGCACAAACATTTCTGCACCTCTTTCTCCAACCATGTATGGTTTGTTTGGTGGAGTGTAACCACCATTTGCAAAACCTAAGAAACTTGTAAGGTCACTAAACATTCCTGACATGCCACCACCTGTATAATCAACTGCTGTCGCAGTATGACCATCGACAACATACTGAGATACACTCCTATCTGTTAATAAACCTTGTACGATACCACCTGTGATTGCCCCTGCTACTCCATTTCCACCACCTTGCCCACCTAATGCTGTTGGTAGTGATGTTTGTAATCCTGTTATTGATGTTCTTAAAGATTTTAATAATGGGTCGATAATTAAAATTTGTGTAATCGTTTGTACAATCTGTGCTAATAAATTCCTAAACACTTCTTTCATAGCATCACCGAACTTTTCACCACTAGTTACAGACTTACCAAATGCTTTTGATATTTCTTCACCTGCATCTTGGAATGATTCGTTAACTTCTTCGGTGATAGCTTTTAGTTCTTGTTCAGTTACTATTATGTTTTTAGATTTCTTGTTCGCTTCTTCAATTCCTTTTTGTAGTTTTTGAAGTCTTTTAGTATTTTCTAAAAATGCTGATGAAAGCAAGGTTGTGTTGTTTGTAAGTTTTTTTGTTTCATCATCAATAATTCCTAATTTTTTAGCTAAAAAGGAATAAGTTGCTATAACCTCATCACCAAAAACTGCTAATAAACTCAACGAACTTATTAATGCTCCTGAAACTGTTCCTAAACTTTTGAAGAATCC